TGCTGAAGTTATTACTCATACAGGTTTATTTGATAATGTAGATAAATTATATGGTAAAAAAGAGGGTGAACCAGCAGGTGCCCCATCAGAAGGTGGGGGAGCACCACCTGAATCAGGATTAGGAGGAATGGAAGGATTTGGAGGTGGTTCCGAAAGTGCTGCACCACCATCTGAAAGTCCTGCCCCACCACCGGCAGAAGGTGCGGGTACAGTTCCTGAAAACATAAAAACGTAATTCAGGACTTAATATTTTATTAGAAAATAGTGGAATGTTAAATGAAGATGAACTGATTGATTTAGGTAGAGTTCAAGAATCATTGGGTGAAATTGGAAATCAATTGGATAAACTATTAAAGGATTGATATTTATAATTAAATTATTATAAAATGAGATTCGGAATAATTAAAACACTAGTAGAAAATAAGTTGGTAGAGTCATTCAAAAATGAAACTCTTAAAACTGATATGTATCTTTTTAACAAAAAACTATTAAAAAATAAAGATTTTGTTAAAATGATGTCAATTTATGACAACCTAAATGAAAACAAAGGTTTAGATAAAGAAACTTCCAATTACTTGGTTGAGGATATGGTTTCAGAATTTAGAAATTTGAAACTTTCAGAATCAACAAATAAGTTTATTAAAAGTTGGACAAAGGATATAGTTTTAGAAAACAAATATGAAACTATTGATGATTTATTGTATGGTGATTTGATTAAACCTGAAAAAAAATCAATTGCTAAAAAGAAAATTGTTGAAAGTTTAACTAAAACTAAACCAATTGTTGAAAGTAAAACACCCAAAGTTCCAATTAGTTCAATGTTAAAAGTTGCTAATAAAACTGCTGAAAAATATTTAGAAAATTTAACTGAATCAGAAAGAAATTCAATTAAAGAAATTTTAACTTCAAAAGAAGAAAATTTAAAAAGTAAATTTGATGAATTAAAAGAAAATGCTGTTCAAAAAATTGATACATTAATTTCAGAATCTGATGAAGAACTTAAAAATGTTTTAATTGAGACAAAAGAAAGAATTACAAATTCTAAACCATCTAAAAAAGAATATATTAAGTTATTGAGTTTAACTCAAAATTTATAATTCAGTATTCTTTGAATTTTTATAAATTGCATTTTTTAAAATCTGACGTTTTGTGTCAGATTTTTTTTTGTAGTATTTTCCTTCCTGTAATTTTTTTACAAGTTGAGTTTTAACTACTTTTTGTTTAAACATTTTTAAAGCTTTTTCCACCTCGTTATTTCTGACAGGGATAATTAACATTTTTTTGACAACTATATTTTTGTGTGTTATTATTAATATATAAATAAACGAAGATATGAAAAAATTGTAAATGAAAAAAGGAAAAAGTTGTGTAATCAAAGGTTACAAACAAATAAAGTGTTCGTATGGAACTGTGGATTCGAAAAACTTAAAATCTATTTACTTAAACATCCAATCTTGGGTTGAACCAAAAGGTTTAGAAATGGATTGGTCACGACCTGTATCAATACTCAACAAAAATATAAAAACAACTCTTGGTGATATGATTAACAAAGATTTATTTAATGATAAATTTATTGTTGATTTAGATTTAAGAACAAGTGGAATATCAATTAAAAAACGGTCTTTCATGAATTTAGAAATAACTCTTTTTGTTAAAACAGAAATGGGGTTTAAATCAACAGAGTTAAAAAATGAATTAAAAAATATAATATCACAAATAGACAAATACTGTTTTAAACCTTCAAAATATTTTAAATTTTATTTAACTAAAAAGGATAAATTAAATACTACCGATAAATTAGAAAGTATTTAATATTTATCTAATAAAAAGGTAAAATGCAAAATTATAAAATATTAGGCCCAAGAGAGACAGGAAGAGGTATTTTAATTGAGATGGATGCGGGATATGTTTCCCCAACAGAAAAACATAATCAAACATTCTTACAAGAAAGTAGGGACTTTAAAGATTATTCAAAACCATTTGAGTTTTATGCCGTTCTACAAAAATATAACACACCAAATAGAAATGGTAGAATATATCCTGAAAGAATTTTAAAGAGAGAATCTGAAAATTATATAAAAAATTATATAGGTAAAAAAACTGCCTTATCTGAACTTAACCATCCTGAATCTTCGTTAATAGATTTGGATAGAGTATCACACATGATTACAGAGATGTGGTGGGATGGTAATGTTCTATTAGGTAAGTTATTACTTCTAACCTCACCAGGGTTCCATGAAAGAGGTATTGTGTCAACAAAGGGTGACCAAGCAGCAAACCTATTAAGATTAGGTGTAACGTTAGGTATATCATCAAGAGGGGTAGGTTCTTTAAAAAAAGTAGGTGACCAAAATGAAGTACAAGATGATTTTGAATTAATTTGTTTTGACTTAGTATCTTCACCGTCAACACCAGGAGCTTATTTATTTACTGAACCTGATGGAAGATTTGCGTTTGAAGAGAACCTACAAGAAGAAAACGAAATGAAAGCTGCAAGAACAGTTAACAAATCGCTTGATTTAATGGGAAGACTTTCCGATTATTTAAAAAAATAAATAATTATGGAAATGGACGAAAAATACTTTGTGGCAAAAATCCAATACGATTTGCCAGATGAAAACACAGGAAAAATTAAAAAAGTAAGAGAAGAAAAACTTGTAAAAGGTTATTCAGTTACTGATGTAGAAGCTAAAGTTACTGAGGCTTACAAATCATTTAGTTATGATTGGAGAATTACTTCAGTTAGTGAAAGTAAAATTGACGAAGTGTTTGAGTAATTACAAAGTAAAAAAACATTTAAAAGAGGACAAAAGTCCTCTTTTTTTATGCTCTAACAAAAAAAAATTAATTTTTATAAACATTCATATATTTATTTAATAAAATAACTACGCAATGGCAGAAAAAAACTTAGTTGAAGAAGCGTTAATCCAAATACAAAATTTGGAAGAAGCTATCAATGAAAACGCAAAAGAAATACTTCATTCTACAATGAAAGAAGAAATTAGCGAATTAGTAAAAGAGTCTATGAAAAATGAGGCTGAAGAAGATGAATTTGAAGTTGAAGACGAATTAGAATTTGAAGATTCTGAGGAAGAAGAAAACGAATTTGAATCTGAAGATGAAGAATCTGAAGAGGAAGAAGACGAATTTGGAACTGAAGAAGACGAAGATTCTGAAGAGGAATTTGACATGACAGATTTATCTGATATGGGTGGTGAAGATGAATTTAATTCTATGGAAGTTACTGATTTAACTGACAGTTCTATGGAAGATGTCCTTAAAGCTTTTAAACAAATGAGTGCAGATGACAGTTTTGAAATTAAAAAAGAAGGTGATTTTATTCATTTAAAAGATGAAGAAGATGAATACCTTATTCAAACTGAATCTGAACAAGAAGAGTATGAAGGTTGGGAATCTGAAGAAGAGGAAGAAGAATTAGATGAAATCGTTTACGAAATTGAAATGAATGAAGAGGAAGAGGAAGAAGAGTTGGATGAAATGTGGGGTAGCAAAAAAGGTGAGTACTCAAGAGAACACGGACACGAAGACGGCGATGGTTTAGATTATGAAGAAGATGAATACGAACTTGAAGAAGAAGTATTTACTGAATCTACTAAAGCTGTAGTTGGTAAAGGTGTTAAATTGGGTAACGCTAAAACTGCTGGTGTTGTTAAAAAGACACAAGGTGGTTTTAACGAAAAGAAAGCTCACGCAAATCCTACAAAAGGTACAGGTAAACCTAAATTTGAGTTCAAAGAAGAAGCTTCAATGGACACGGATAGACCTAAAAAATTCGGAACAAAAGAAGAAGCTAAAGAAGCTGCTCGTACTTACGGATTTGGTTCTAAAAAAGGACGTGGTTTAAGAAAGGGTATTACACCTAACAGAAACTTAACGTTTGAAAGCCGTGAAATTATGGAAGAAGTTGAAATGTTAAGAGCTAAAAATGAAGAATACAGAAAGGCTCTAAATATGTTTAGAGACAAACTTAACGAAGTTGCAGTGTTTAATTCAAATTTAGCATACGCTACAAGATTGTTCACAGAACACTCTACGTCAAAGCAAGAAAAGATTAACATTTTAAGAAGATTTGATACCGCAGACACTCTTAAAGAATCTAAAGCTCTTTATAAGACAATAAAAGACGAGTTAGGTGGTGCTACCACTAAAGCTCCGATGACAGAATCAATCGAAAGAGTGATGGATAAAGTTCCACAATCAGGTTCAGCTGTGAATTTGATTGAATCAAAAACTTACGAAAATCCTCAATTCTTGAGAATGAAAGACATTATGTCAAAAATAATAAAATAAACTTAAAAAAATAAAAAACCTATAAAATAAAATGGGAGCATTATTAGAAAGTGGATTAGTAGGTAACATCGGTCTTAAGCACTTGAAAGTTATCAAAGAAGACACTATAAACAAATGGGACAAATTAGGGTTCCTTGAAGGTCTTAGAGGCCACCTAAAAGAAAACGTTGCTCAGTTGTATGAAAACCAAGCATCATTCTTAATTAACGAAGCGGCTTCAACTGCTGATTCAGGTTCATTCGAAACTGTGGTATTCCCTATCATCAGACGTGTGTTCTCTAAATTATTAGCTAACGAAATCGTATCTGTACAAGCTATGAACTTACCAATCGGTAAATTGTTCTACTTTGTACCTCAAATTCAAGGTTATTCTGCAGCAACTCCAACACAAGGAGCTTCAGGAGAAGCTGGACACAGAGCACCTGTAGGTTCTCCTGGAAACTATCCTGGTGACCCAAATGCTGGTTACACTGATTCAACTGCGTATCCAAAGAACCTTTATGATTTATTCTATGAAGGAAATGAACCAGGTTTAAACCCATCAGGTCTTTTTGATTATTCAAAAGGTGGTTGGTATTGGGTTACTGGTGCAACTAACCAAGTAGTTTGGTCAAACGGTTCATTAGTAGTATCTGGATATGGTTCAGGTGAATACAGAAAATTACTTTTAGTAATGTCTGGTTTCACATCAGTAGGTGACGGTAAGTTAATTGGCCCTGATGGACAAGAAATGGATACTGAAACATTCCTTTCTGATTTAACTTTATTACCAACTTCTGCATTAGCTGCAAGAATTAACGCATCTGGTGGTAATGTTACTACTTCTACACCACTTTTATTCCGTGTTGTTACACAAAAATACGGTAAAGGTATTGTTGAATATGGTACTAGCAAAACTACAACATGGCCAGGTGGAGCAACTCCAGGAAATGGAGGTTCGTTCTATGATGTATGTAGTGCTGATGGTGTTATCTACTTAGAAGTTGATTTACAAACACCAGCATGTATCTCTTGTGGAGCATCTACTCCTGATGGTTACACTGGAACTACTTTCACAACTACTTTAACGGGTGTTACAACTAACACAGCAGTTACTGCATATTGGAAGCGTTACCAAGAGTTAGAATTTGAAGACAAAATTGGTGAAGTTTCTTTCGACCTTCAATCAGTAACAGTTTCTGTGACTGAAAGAAAGTTAAGAGCACAATGGTCTCCAGAACTTGCTCAAGACGTTGCAGCGTTCCACAACATCGATGCTGAAGCTGAATTAACAGCTTTATTATCTGAGCAAGTGGCAGCTGAAATTGACCGTGAAATCTTACGTGACTTACGTAAAGGTGCGGCTTGGACATTACGTTGGGATTACAACGGATGGAAGCGTCTGAACAACCAATCAACTCCTTACACTCAAAAGGACTGGAATCAAACGTTGATTACTGCAATCAACCAAATTTCAGCTCAAATCCATAAGTCTACTTTAAGAGGTGGAGCTAACTGGATTGTTGTATCTTCTGAAATCAGTGCTATCTTTGATGACTTGGAATACTTCCACGTATCAAACGCGGCTCCTGAGCAAGACCAATACAACATGGGTATTGAAAGAGTTGGTACTTTGAGTGGTCGTTACCAAGTATACCGTGACCCATACTTCCCACCAAACACTGTGTTGATTGGTCA